ATTGTTGCTGCTGCTGTAACTGTTGCAGTTGATGTTGCTGTTGAACCTGAGTAGATTACGTTTGAACCGCCGCGCAATGTTGTCATTGCAACTGCGTCGATTGAATCTGCTAGGGTGAAAGCGATGATGTTTGCAATTGCTGGGTCTACATCAGCGAGGCTGAAGAGTTCCAAAGCACGTGTTACGAGTACTGAGTTACCGTACTCGTTAAGTGTGATTGTCACAGATGTTGGTGTAGACATTGCTACTGCATCTGGGTCAACTGTTTCTGTTAGTGTTGATGTTGTTGGTGCAAGGTCAACGTAGCGTTGTAGAACTACAGTTGAACCTGGAATTGCTTGCTTAGCAGGACGCTTATCTGCGACTGAACGAATTAGTGGCTCTGAACGTAGAGCAAATTCAAGAAGTCGGTCATAAGCCTTCTGTACTAAACCAGCACCACCAGCGGTACCTCCGAGTGAATCGGACGCTGTTGATACATATGCCATTAGGTTATTTCCTTTTTTAGTAGTTAGAAACTATGATTAGTTTTGTGAGCCGTAAATCATGTTAATGATTTCTTCTGCGGAATCCGCATTCTGAATTCTCATTGCCATGTCTTCTGCTCTGTCAGGTGTTGTTGCACCCTGAGTAACCAAGTCTTGCTGGCGTAATGCCGCACGATTTTGGCTGTTTACTTCGGGCGCATCCTGTTGCACTTCTAGTCCAAACAAGTCTGCGTTATCATCGAGCCAGTTATTCACTGACTCCTCGTTAACCTCATCCAAGTCCTTTAGGACTAAGCGAATTGCTTTAGGATTTACACCTTTCTTTTCTAGGGTTTCTTTGACGATTCGCTCTCGCTGTCCTTTGGACAAAGTCTCGAGTTGCTCTGTCAGGTCTTTGATACGCTTTTCATCTGCACGCTTGGCTTTACGCAACTTCTTTAAGAGGTCGCTTCCATCCATAGGTGCTTCTGTTTCGGTATCTAGTTCATCGTCTTCGTCATCCCAGTAGTTGTTGCTCATAGCAACCACCCTTCTATTCGTTGTAGTCGCAAGCCTCCGTTGCTAGTCGGGGAACTAGGCTGGCTCTTGCTATCGGTCTATTACTCTGACGGGGCCGATGGGTCCGTTCAGGATTCTATTTAGATTAAGCCTGCAGAACTTCTGTTTTGCGAGGCTAGTCTTCCGCTTCTGCCAGAGAATCTATTCATTTCCTCTTCGGCAATTTTGTTAATCTTATCTTGAGCCTTTACATCTTGTGAAAATGTAGCATTAATTGCTTCTTGTTGAGTTAGGTCAATGCCGCTCATCTTACCAAGCATCTGTCCACGCTCTAGGCGCTTTACGGTTCCAAATCTATCAAGAGATGTTCCGTAGTCAGCCCCACCTAATGCAAGGTTGGTACCAGTTGCTAGGTCAATTGTTACACCTTGTGACTTAGCGGCAGATAACTGCTCAATGCCCTTAACCTTCTTAGTGAGTTCAACAGCGCCTTCTTTGCCAAGCAAGATTGCCTTAGCAATAGATGTCCTGTCGGCTCCAGGGAAATATGTTTTTAAATCATTCTTGAGTACATCTGGGGCATTATCAATTGCACCAAATACATCTGAAATCAATGATGTTGCTTCTGCAACAGACTTGTTTGCATCGCCAAGAATCTTTCCAGCAACCTCTTGAGTTGCCAATTCTCCTAGGCCAACAGCGCGGAATACATCGCCAAGTTGTTGTTCTGACCTTACGTAGTCTGCAATACTTGGAACCTGTACTGCTTCTCCAGCATTGAGTCTATCTTGCAACTTAAAAATTGCATCAAAACGTTGTACAAACTTAGAGTCTTTTCCTTGTTTCTTTGCTTCACGTAGTGCTAGGTTTTGCGCTTCTTCAACAGTTGAACCTGTGTTTACGAATCCTTGCATTAAGTCATAAAGTTCATTTACCCAAGGCTGTGATGCTTCGGCGCCTCCCATTATTAATGCCAGAGTGTTCATAAAAGTATCTCTGGCAAGAGTCTTAGTCTCTTCTTCTTTGTAACCTGGGTTTTGAATAAACTCACTTGAGCCGTCACCGTAAGTTACATTATAACCAATTATTTTTCCTTTGGAGTCATAAACTGGAGTTCTACCAGTCTCTACTCTTTCTGTAGGGGTGTTATCTACCTCGTCATTAACATCTACTTTTTTCTGAATCTTTGTTTTTAATTTTTCAAGTTCAGCAATTTTTGCTGGAATATCTTTAGGCTTAGTAGTAACCTTAGGTGGAGTATTGGTAGGCTTATTGGCTGCTGCTGCTTTGTCGGCTGCTGCTTTTGCATCTGCTGCTCTACGAGCCATTGCTGCATCTTGTTTAGCAGCCGTTGCTGCTGCCTGCTGTGCTTTAGTTGCCATTATATTCCAAATCCTAACGACCTTGATAGTGATGTTGCTCCATCACGGGCTTCGTTATTTGCTTGTTGGGTCAACTGATACTTTGGGTCGTTCTTTGCCTTTAGAAGCAAGTCATAGAATGATGGTGTTACGCCCTTACCATCTGCTCCACCTGGCTTTAAGTAAGACATAACAAGTGGGTTTTCAAATCCTACGCTATCTTCTTCAACTTCCCACACTTTTGCAAGCATTTTGATAACAGGAGAAGCGATATCATATGTTGTTAATTTAGGGTTTGTCTTAAATCTATCTGCAAGTTGAGGATACTCTATTGCAGCCTTCTGTTGAAGTTCTACAGAGTAGTTATCAAGAGTCTTTTTGCCCATGGCAATTTGCTTTGCAGTATCTCTTACCTCTTGGTCTGAAACACCCATAAGTTGGAATTTCTTGACAAGACCACGTACCTCAGATAATACCGCAATGTTCTTGGCAGCAAGAGAACCCTCTTGGTTGAAATTAATCTTATTCCATACCCAGTCAGATGCAAACTCATTAGCATTAAAGAAGGATGGGTATTCTTTTCTTACAGTGCTTTCTGTTGTCTTATCAGCAGCATCCTGTGTAATCCCACCAGGAACAGTCTTTTGGCTGGTAGATGTAACTACCTTTTCAATTTGACGTGCTTGCTCTTTGTCAAACTCATTAATAAAATTTGCAATATCTGAACTTGTAAACTTACCAGTAAAGCCAGCCGCTTCGGCAGCAGCCTCCATAAGAGCACGGGCTGAGTTAGTTGTCAACTTAGTTAACTGGGATGTGGTGCTTGTACCAGACTTTGCTTTATTTGTATTATTGAGTGACATTGCTCCCTCAATAACAGAGGCTGTGTAAGCCTGAACTTCGGCACCGTCAAGTGTGCCATTTTTATTTGCATCATGGACTGCTTGTTCTGGTGTAAGAGCCATGCTAGTTAACCGCCTTTAGTGAGTCATTATCAAAGTATCGTGTAAGAATTGTTTTTAAGTTGCCATCCCATTGACCAGCATTTGCTTCCACCCAGATATTATATGCATCTCTAAGTTGAGCCTTACGTGGGTCATAATCTGGCAGTGCTTGGTAAACCTGTGTGAACATTGCGCGAGATTCGATGAAAGTCTGTGTGTCTTTCCAGAACTGACTATTGCCATTCTTGCTCATGAAATTCTTATCACTAGTAATTTCTTGAAGTGCGCGAGCATACTTGTAGGATGTATCACCACTTTGAGCAAGTTGGTATTGGTCATACCATGCTTGGCTTTGGTCTTTAAATAGAGTAACAGCAAGATTGTCTAGAACTGACTTGAGTTCTGGATGAGAACGCAGTGTCTTTCCATCTGTAATCTTTGCTTCTAAAGCCTCTTTAACATCCATGTATTGATTCCAAGTACGCTGCTTAAGGCGCTCAGTTTCAATCTCCTGCGGAGTCATCTTTAGTTCATTAAGGTTCTTGCTTGTTCCTGGCAAAGTTGCTCCAGGGTTGGCAAGAAGAGCAAGAATGTTGTTTGATTGCTTAGATGGGTCATATTCCAAATCAGCAGTTAGTAAACCAACTAGACCAATCTCACCTGGCTCAATGTTAACAAGTCGACCAACTAGGTCATCATTGTCTTCAAATACACGTCCATAGGCTTCGCTTGTTGCAGGTATGTTTACGTTCTTTGATGAACCAGTAAATGTCACTCTATCAAGCATGAAGTTTGGACCTAGTATTGTAAGCATTTCTTGACCAGCAGCATCACGGGCATCCTGATTAGGCATTCCCTGTGCAATGTTCTTTTCTATTAACTTGTAGTACAAGTTTGAAGTAAGAGACATTGGTGTGCTGTCAATCTTGTAAGGAATACCTGCATATGGTGATGCAAATACAGACCAGAACTTAGCGCGGAAAAGACCCTTTACTTGCTTCTTTATCTCTGCATCAGATGGCATATCCTTTTGGATTCCCATTTCAACCAACATTGCATTGTAGTTGTAAACAGACTTCCATGAACTTAAGTAATCTCGTTGTCCACTTTGACCAAATATCTTGGCTGCAAGTTCTCTCTGCCAGTCTGGACCAGAGTTAACAATATTCTTAACCCAAGGAGGAGTGTAGGCATCTCTAACAGATGTTGGTGGGCCATAAGGGAAGATAACCTTGTACCAATTAGTTCCACCCCATGTCATTAGTTCTTCAACTTCTGCTTCTGACTTGTGGAAGTTCTGCATTACTTGACCTACTGAAAGGCCTGTAATAAATGATGGTCCTGGACGGTTAATTAAGAAACCTAGTGACTGAGCACTTAGTTTGATTCCTTCGCCTCTTGAGCCCATACCTAATTCATTAGTTCCAGGTATGACCAAGTGAGACATCTTGTCAATATCATCAGTTGGGTTACCAAACTCATCAACACCAAATGTGGTGTATGTACGTCCATAGTTAGATACTAGTGTTGCTGCACGTGTTGGGTTCTGAGCGGCAAGGCGACCATAGCGCATGAATGCGTTAGCATTTGCCCCTGGGAAGGCCATAACGGCACGTAGAGAGTTGATTAGACGGTTAGGGTTGTTGATGGTATAGAGAGTCTTTTCCATCTCCTGTAGGGCCTCACGGCCTGCTCCCTGGCGTAACGCATTGTATTGAGTAGTTGTCATCTCAACACCCTGGTCGATTAGGTACTGTGCTCGTCGCGCAACCTTCTCAGTTGCTATCTTATCAAACAAAGAACCACGAATAGGGTTTTCAACGCTTGCCAGTTTAGTCATAACCTTGCTCATCATCTTGTTGTAGCCCTGGGCTGCGCTAGCAACTCCGCTTACACCAAATGTCAATGCTTCGTAGTTATGGTTTGATGGTATGATGTCATACAATTCATCAATATATGGAGCAAGCAACTTCTCTAATTTCTGAGATGTTACTTCACCCTTAAGAATTGCAGAACGTGCCTCATAAGATGGGAACATACGCTTGACAAGTTCTACCTTTTCTAGGAGGTAGCCTTGAATCTGCTTGTCATCGACAACACCAAATGGCTTTAGATAGTTTTTTCCTGCTGAAGAATTACCCCAACGTAGAATTTCTTCTACTGGAGTCTCAGCAAATATTAAGTCCATCAAAGTGTCGCCACGGTATTGACGATTGGCAATGTCTGCTAACTCTTCAAAGTATAGAGGTTCGCTAACGCCAATCTTTGACATAGGAATCTTACGCTTAATTGCTGAAACGTTAGACGCTACAGCCATTTCTCCAAAGAAGTTAATCTGTTGGGTTCTAGCGTTCTGTGTTTCTGCACGAACCGCTGCTGTAAAGTTGTTTGCGCTTCCTTCTGCCTGCTCTTGAATAAAGGAGTCAATGTTGTGCTGTGTTCCATTTACGATAACTGTGTGCTTTTCTTTTGAGTAGTATCGCTCTTTGAACTTTGCGCTCTTACCAAATACGTCTGCCTGCTTAACTCTGGCTTCGCCAAGTTCTTTTAGGGTAGCATCAATTTTGTTATAGGCTTTTTGCACAGCATCATCAGCATCCATGATTACTTTTTTATTAGTAGCCATCTTGTTGATGATTGTTCTGTAGTTTGCAATTGCTGCCTTGGCTTCTGCAATTTCCGTTGCTTTTGAGGCAATGTTTGTG